GATTGCAGCGTTAACGGCTCTTGCAAATTCATCGCCGTCAAGCTCCAAAACAATGTCTTGTCCCTTCTTCTCTTTTGAGCCACCTGAAGAGCGCTGTTCGCCCATCACTTGCCTAAGCGCCTCAACAAAGGCGTCCTTGGAGGGATCCTTCATCGCTTTTTGAGCAGAAGCATACTCTCTCGCAGCCTTTGCCATGCCCTCAACGTTTTCTACGACCTCTGGGGTCAACTGCACTGAAGAATCAATAAGCTTTGCCAAGCTATCTGCTGTTATAGAGAAAGTCAAGGCTTTTGATTCTGGGATGGTACTAAGTGCCTCGCCGATCCAGACGATGCCCCATGCCAGATCCCACATAATGTCTGCGATGCCGTCAAGGAAGGAGAATACCGCAAGTCCCTCAAAGATCTGTCCGAGCGCAACAGCTTTTTCGGTCGAGATGGCTCCCATGGCTTTACCAAACATTGTAAGTGCTTTGCCCAGAGCCGTGAGTCCCGTCTTAAAGAATGGTAACATGGCTGCGATTCCCAATACTGACATTCCGAATGCGAAGGGTATCATCGCCAAGCCCAGTGTGGCTAAGCCCCAAGCAATAGCCGGTAATGCGCCGGCAATCGGAGCCAATATTGCCATCGTTTCCGCGAACTCGCGGAGGGGATAGTTGAGGATAAGCAGACCTAATGCGACGATGGCTGCTCCTATCAAGAAGCTGGCGCCTGCCTTAGCCAGCAGCGGTCCAATGACCGCTAGCCCTATGCCAAATGCCCACAAACTTGCGAGTGCCAGAACCGATGCTCCCACGCCAACATTGTTCCATTCCTGCAATCCTCTGGCCAAAATCTTCAGCCCAAAGCCCAAGAGTAGGACGGCGCCTCCAACCAAGAAAGCGCCCATGGTCATGTACGGAGCCAACGCAATCAGCGAGATGCCAAATGCCCATAAACTTACGAGTGCCAGAGCCGCTGCTCCCACACCAACACCGTTCCATTCCTGCAATCCTCTGGCTAATATCATCAGCCCAAAGCCTAGAAGCAGAACGGCGCCTCCAACCAAGAAAGCACCCATGGACATCCACGGAGCCAGCATGATGAGCGAGATGCTAAATGCCCACAAACTTGCGAGTGCCAGAACCGCTTCTTGCCAGCCAACGTCGTTCCACTCCTGCAATCCTTTGCCCAACATCAACAGCCCAAAGCCTAGAAGCAGAACGGCGGCTCCAACCGTGAAAGCACCCATGGTCATCCATGGAGCCAACGCAATCAGCGAGTAGCTAAATGCCCACAAGCTTACGAGCGCCAGAACCGCTGCTCCCACACCGACATCGTTCCATTCCTGAAGCCCTTTGCCAAGTAATAACAGCCCAAGCCCTAACAGAGCAATAGCGCCTCCAACCAAGAAAGCACCGGTGGTCATCCATGGAGCCAACATGATGAGCGAGACGCTAAATGCCCACAAACTTGCGACGGCTAGCAGCATAGCACCGGGCATACCATCCCCGACAAACTGCTTGATTGCGTTGCCCAATATCCACAGGGCAACTCCAATGCCCAGCAGTGCGAAGATCATCGTCGGCAGCACAGGCTGCAGCAGCATGATGGGCGTTATCGCCGTGGACAAGATCCAAAAGAAGGAGACTATCGATAGTGCTAGGACAGGCAACCCAAGAGCCACAATGCCAATAAACGCTACCAAGCCCACCAAAGCTGGTTCGATTGCATCAGTCATTTCTAACATCGCAATTGTCAAATCCTTAAGCGACCAAATAATTACTGCTACAAGGATCAGCGGTGCTGCTATTGCCAAGCCAAGCCCAATCAGGGCGGCTGCCAGCACCGCGAGGGGCACAATGTATGTCGCCGCAGCCTTGCCGATTGCAGTAATGCCTCTTGAAAGAACAAAAGTGCCCGGGGCGGCGACGGCAGCAGTGGTACCGACAGCCGTTTGTGAAGCCGCCTGCCCCCAGTTGAAAAATGTAGAGATCTTAGTTGCCAAGGCGGAGGCTTGTGTTTTAATAGTATTCCATGCTGTCGCGGCGCTAGCTCGAATAGTAGCCAGTGTGTTAGACTGAGTAGCTGCAGTGTTAGTGAATATTGATGTGGTGTCAAGATTGGTAGCGGCAGTTTTCAGCGACTTCGCCCACGTTAGTAATGTAGTCTTTGCTGCCACAACCCCTTCCCAGAACGCCAAAATCTGTGCGTGGTAGTAGGCTGCAGCCATGACGCCCAGTAGGGTAATCATCGTTGGAACCAGCATGCCGCCTGTCAGATCATTCAACTGTAAGAAGCCATCAAGCATCCAGTGAATAGCGTTAACAATCGGAGCAACCGCTACTGCAAACTGCTCCATGATGCGCGTAAGTTTGTCCTGCATGTTGGCTGCAGCAGCGGCGCGTTCTTCTAGTTTCTTCTGTGCCTCGGCGTTGTCCTCAACTTTCGTTTGCGCTTTGTCATATTCTGAGAGGCTCTGTCCGAAAAGTTTATTAGCTTCTGTCATGTCTGAGACGCCTGCTGCATTAGCAACGGCGATTCTCTCAAACTTGTTCATGCTCGACCATTGCTTGCCGGAAAGCTGAATAGATTGAATCAATAGGCGGACCCTCTCCTCTTCCGAGGCGTTCAAGAGTTCCATTGAGTCGAGCACGCCGCCGCCGAGAATAGCATTAAGCTTTCCGGCTGATTGTGCGGCGCCCTCAAATGTGTCAAACTGAGTAGTGATGCCAAGAAGCGTCTGCATCTCGATACCAGTAGCCTTAGCTGCTGCTGCGACTTCCTTGAACACTTTGGTTGCCTCATCGCCGTATGCGGTGAAGACATCCGAGTTCGCTGCAAAGTCTTTAGAAATTTTGCCAGCACTCACGCCCAAGTCAGCAGCCATGGCAGCGAAATCTTTCTGTACTGCAATAGCCTGTTCAGCGGTCATGCCAAGAGACTTATTAAGGATCTCAAAGTTTGCTGCCGTGGTCGCCGAGTCAATGCCCAGCCCTTTTAGTTGCGCCGTTGCTTCAACTAGTTGCCCTTGTGCCTCTTCAGTCATCTCAGTGAACTGACTCATGCCGGTGTAGAGTTCGCTGACAGCTTCACCGGCATCTTCCATGCTAACATTCCATTCAGCATTGTGCTGCATGGTGGTCATGATCATGTCGTTGTATTCGCCAGTACCATTAGTAAGCTTATTGACTGAAGCGAATTGCTTATCTGCGGAAATCACCATCGCCGCCGTTGCCTCTTGGACCTTCATCAAAGATGAACCTAACATGTTGGCGATGCTAAACTGCTCAAGGAGGGCACTTGACACCGCTTCCATAGAGTCTTCAATGCCACCGTCTAAGAATGCGCCGAAGAGCCCTGAGCGCCAGTCAGCGGACACACCTGTGAGTGTCTTGGCATACGACTGGGCGAGTCCAGCAGCCTTTCCTTGGGCTTGGATCTGCTTTTGCTGGATTTCGAGTTTGTCTATCTCAAGTTGCAGCGCCTCCTTATCAGCGCCCACAACATCCATCTTCGCTTCAAGAATCGCCTGTTGCTTTTGAAGCTCAAGTTCTTTGAGGCGCAGATTAGCCTTGGTCAACTGACCTTGCTTTTTAGCTTGATCTAAGTTCTTCTCAATCGTTTGCGAGAACTTCTCAAGCTGTTCGTATTCGGCGTTTGCACCAGCCATGGACCCGATAAGGGCTGGACCCATCTCTTTGAACGCTTGGACGATTTCAGCCGCACTCATCCCCATCTTCGACAACATGTCGGATGCTTGCTTCAGTTGTTTTGTATCTGGGGTATCTGCCATTCCTTAGCGATCTCCTTGTCGAGTTCTCGGCTTACTTAAATGGCCAATCGATGCCCGTACTACGCTCAAACTTTTTCACTGCGCCACGGAGGGCGTACTTACTACGATACGTGCGTGGATCATCCAAGCCGTATTTCGCATAATCTTTGTAATATCTTTTTTCACCTGCCAGAGTGCGAGCAAAATCTTTTACTTGTCTCTTGTTACCACGTACAACCAAAGGTACTTTCGCACCACCAAACATGCGTTGCATGATCATTTTGATGCCGCCACCAAACATCGACAAAAAACTTTCGTTCATTTCGCCATTCTCGGCTGCGCCCAAGTCAATAATAATAGGAGCCAAGTCGCCGTTGTCTTCCATGGATAGTCCTCCAGATGATTCTAATAGCATCATCAGTAAATAGTTAAGTAAAAAAGAAAAAGGACCGGGTTTTAATTCCGGTCCTTTAAAAAAGCAACTCAGCTATCTGCTGGGCTTGCTTACACTTGGCATGCTTGGTCTGCTCATAGAAGGCATGCTGGAAGATCCCTTGCCTTGGGATTTTTTCATCTGTTCTGCTTCATCTTTAAACTGCTTCTGCAATCGCTCCATGAACCAGCGGCGTAGTTTTACTGGGAGGTTATATGCCTCGATGAAACTCCAGCCTCCGTGATATTTAAGCAAGAAAAATTGCTCATATACTTGTGCTATGTACTCATGACTTAGGCCAAAAAAAGTCCGCTGTAAACGGCACCTCCATGTCCTGTTCATAACCACAAGCCTCGCATCCAAAGTGTTGTCTCAAATCATAATTCGGCATTAGTGCTGCATAAGCGCTTCTCAAAAATCGGGAATCCGATGCTGGCATTACATTCACAAATCCGTGAATGTGCTGCATTAGTGAGCTTCCATTGACTGCTGTGATGTATGCTCTCATCTGATCAGTCATTTGAGTGTCATGCCCTAAAAGGTCTTTTCTAATGTTCTTAGCGCCCTTCTGTGCAGCCTGCATACTCTTAGCCATTATAGCCTCGTCATGACCGTTTAGCATACGGACAGTAACGACCACCTCTGACTTAGGCAAGCTGATGTCAAACGTAAGATTCTCGTTCTTTGTTACGCGGTTCTGGTGTTCGTCGGGATCAAAAGAATCTGTGTCGAACCCGGTTGATACGCCGTTCTCCAAAGTGAATTCATATTCTTGAGTGGTAGAACATGCTGGACACTGAGTCTTTGTCTTATACTCTGCTCCGTAACCAGAGATTCGTGCTGCCACAAGGATAGCGTTCTTGTCTCCTGTTAAAAGTTCTTCTACTTTGACGCGCTTATCAACAATAATGTTCTGTAAGAACCGGTTGATTGCTACGCCCTTCTTGAGCAAAGCCCTAGACGTAAGAATATCCTCGTCCTTCGCGGTCATAAACTTGATTTCCAGAGTGTCAACGCCGCAAAGCGGATGACCCTCGGCATAGTATGCGCCGGATGACGGAAGTTCTACGAACTCGGTTGGGACTACAAAATTTAGTTGTCCCGCTGGTTGTGGGGTGGACTGCTGAGCAGCCTCTTGAACGGCTGCAGTCGCGTCGGGATGTTCCCGGGCGGTTGTCCGTTCGTCGTTGTTACGACCTGACATTGATCCTCCAATATGGTTTTAGTATATAATACTTAGTCAGTTTATTAAAATGTTTTTTTATGATCCCGCCATCGAACTGCGGTTGGATGATCTCCAGCCTGCGCCAGCACCTGCGCCGTCGCCGCCGTTGTCGCCGCCAAGCTCTGCCCAATCGTAGCGAACCTTAACGGTAATTTCTACGATGTCATCAGACTCATAATCAAGATCGCCAAAGGTAACTTCTTTGATCCATGCGTTCTTAAGATACCATGATTCGATAGTAGTAACCCCTTCGCCGTCAGCCGATGTACCAGAGATCTGCTCAATGGTAAGACCGCCCAAAGCGGCAACTGCAGACTCTTTCGTGATAGTCTGTGCTGCGTGCGCCTCGGTATCGGGGAGTTTGTAACCTGCCAAGTCGATGATCCTCATGATGTTGTGTGCTGCATCCGGATTAACAGGGTCAACAAGAGTGAACTCGACTTCATTGTATTCCACTCGTCCCGGGTAATAGAAAGAGTGATTGATATAACTATGCTTTACCTCTGAAACTGTAAAGGTGGGCTTAGTCACCTTCTTAATAATCCATGCTGGGATCAAGATCCCGTCGTCTGGGCTGATGCTCAGCAGCCACCTAAATTTTCTTTTAGGCTCCGTCTTTGTGCTGTTCCAAAAATCTGACATTTGTTAAAATCCTCCGAATGATTCTTCGTGAACCTCTTGGGTTCTTTTTCTTCTATATTAAGTAGTAATGCGGTCGGGAAAAATCCCGACCGTTTGTGCTTTTGCCGGCTTAGTCTTCAAATGCTGCGCCTGAATCCGTAATCACGAAGTCGATGGCGATGAACTCGATTGCCTTAGCAGGCTTCAGGTAGATCTTAGCGTACATAATGTTCCTGTCGATAAGATCTGGAGTTGTTGTAGTGTCATCCAAGATGATCTTGAAGTCCATGAGTCCGAGTCGTGACTTAACGCTTCCCAAGAAGGGGGAAACCTTAGAGGTGAACTTCGCCCATGTGGACTTAACGTTCTGATCGAATAGCAACGTTGCCGCCATTCTTGAAATCTCGCGTTTGACATAAATCATCAAGCGACGTACGTTAATACGGTCAAGTGCTGACTGAGTAACTTGAAGCGTCTTCTGACCGAAGATTACGATGCCCTCTGCAGGGAATTGCGCAATCGGGTTGATGTTCGCATCGTAGAGGTCATCTCTTTCCTTGGAAGTCAAGCGTTCGCTGACTGCAATGACGGGAAGACCACCTCGACCCTCTGACAAACCACCTCGGGTGAAGCCAGCAGGAGCAAACCAAAGCTCCTGAGTCTTCTGACCATATGACATGGCACCGAGAGCGACAACGGAGGGCGGAACCCAAACACGCTGCGAAGTTTGCGGATCTGAAATCTGGACCCATGGGAAGTAGCAGGCTCCATAGCTGGAGTTAAGACCGCGTGTTCTCATGTTGCTGACAGCAGTGGTAATATTTGCACCACGGCTCTCAGCAGACTCAGTAGATTCGGTCTTAGGAGTGTAAGCATTGCTAATGTCGATAATAGCCAAACAGTCTCCACGATCCTCTGCCACGTTAATAGCATGGTTGGTCAAGCCCGTGTGAGTAATACCCGGAAGAGCCAACAAGTCCATATCAATAACCTCAGGATCAGCGACCATATCGATAGCCTTCTTGATCGTGTAGTATGCGTAGTTGGTAGTCTCGGCAGCGTTGCTGGCAAGAGTAACATTGTTGAACGGTTCTGATTGCTTAATGTCTACACCCTCGAAACCACCGTAAAGTGGAAGAACGAAGCGGTTAGCGCCTGCATCCAGCGGTCCCTTGTAGGAAGCGCTAGCAGCAGTCAGTGAGGTACCTGCAAGGCGTGAGCCAGAGAGGTAAGTACTGTGCGCTGCTTGTCCTGAGTTCGTTGACTTGATATCATCAAGCGTAAAGTAGAAGGAAACCTCGGTATCCGCTGACGCTGCAGCATCGTAGGAGTCTACACCATAAGGAAGTGCCCCTACAGTGTCGCCCCAACTGGTTTCAAACAGAATGTCTGAATCTTCACGGGTTGAATCAACACCCCAGTATGCGTTTCTCGCATCAGACAAACCGCCATTAGAACTTGACTGTCTAAGGTACAGTTCTGG